CCGCTGTGCCCTCAACGCATCCCTCGTTCTGTTCCACTCTTTCTGCGGGTGGAACATCAGATCCACGTCAGAGGGCGGAAAGATCGACACATCCGAGCCGTCGTCCGCGATCACGCTATTAAATACGAGTCCAAAGATCGGCCAGAACCGCCTGGTATACGGCACCAGCGGCTCAGGAGGCAAAACATACCCCTCCCAGCCGTCCACGACGAACAGATGGGAGCGGGTCGTGATGTCAAATATCTCCCAAAGTGCGACAATCGGCTTCGTCACGTCCGACTTTCCAACTTCCTTACCAATTGGACGCTCCTCACCATCCTCGTTGTAGATCCGCAAGTCGCCGCCGGGCTTAATCTCCGTACCGAAGAACGCGTTTACCTCGTCTAGCGGCAACAAATACTCCTGCGCAACCCAGCGGGCACCCCTAAACGTAGACAAATCCTTACACCTTGGATCAGGTATAATCGACGTCGAAGCGGGATAGTCGAACACCAAGCGTTCCTTCACCTCTGACTGCTCGTACATGGCGGTCGTCCCCAACGCCATGGTCAACGAGCGGAGCTGTTCCGCCTCTGGTCCATCCGTCTGAACATCACCCTTCTCCATCCCATCCAAAATCTGACGAATCCTGCCGACCTTATCCCGAGTAGACTGCGGCGCTTGCGTCGAACTTGGCGTTTGTGGGACCTCTCGTACGAAGTTTAACCTTACATAACCCACACCGCATACAGTCGCCGCACGGACCAAAGAGTTCTTCATAGACGACTTGAAGTCTGGTTCCTGGGTATCGCATTCGTATTGGTAGACAATCTCCAAAGAACGCCCGACCTTGTTGACAAGTTCTTGCCATTGTTTTCCTCTCTGATAGTCCGCCAACAACGCGACCGACTGCAAATCAGGTATGCCGGTTTGAAGCGACTGTTGCGCACCCATCACTGCGGTGGCCAGTGTCTCTACCCTACCGTCCCAAAGTTGAAAATCCAACCGCTCACGCCGCTTTGCCGTAGCCTGCGGGTTGCGTGCATACAGCGTAGCCACCTTCTGGTTAATCCGCTGTAGCGTAATATTGCAAACATACTTCTTCGACCGAATCTCCTTCTGCCCCTCCCACTGCAAGCCCGTGATAAACTCCTCGTTCTTCCGCATCCGATCAAAGTCGTCTTCCCACTTATCGTCCCTAGCAGAGCGGACCTTGTCCGTCCAAGCGGTGACCGCCTGTCGCTCGCTCTCCTCAATCGGAGGTTTATTGTCGCTTATGTCGTTCACATGTCAATCAATCGAAGTTCCTGTTCCCGCTCCGCCTGCTTCTGCACTTGCCGAACCCAACGCATGGTCAGAGGCGGCATCTCCACGGGGTACTCGCTAATCAATGGTCGTTTGCCCACCGGGCAAACCATATCGTTAATACCACGACCAAGATGGCCCAACATATCAACCAAATCATTGTACGTCCCTCCAGGAAAAGTCAACAACTCATGTTCCGCCTCCGCCCACCACGGGGCAAACTTAGGAAAGCGGACCATTCCTTGAGAGCACCGCGCTCTAAACGCTTGCGCACGAGTCTCCTTGTTGGCGGACGGCGTGACCTCGGTAATGTAATGATAACTCTCCCGTTCGCGCATCCTCGCAGAGAAAAACGGCTTGAGCGATTTCGATATGTGGCCCTTTTCTGCCCACGTGACAAGCGGCTGGTTACGGTCGCACAAATCAAGAATGCGGTCGATCTTCACATCAGGCGCGTCGAGCTTGACATAATCCCAATATATGTCAGGCAGAATCCAAAACACGCCGCTTTCATCGAGTCCGCCCAAGCCGAAACACGTCCGCTTTGACCCCTTCTCCTCACTAATGCCAAAATCGCCCGCCGCATACACCCGCAACTGCGTAGGCAGGTCTTGCGGTTCGTAACCTTTAAGCCAGTCGCGGTGGAAGTAATCGCCCTCCTCGGGGGCTGGACGCTGTTGGTACAGCCCCGCCCAGGTACGAGGCACCTTCTTCGCCGTCTGTACCATTTCGTCTGTAAACCAATCAGGCCACAGCCTTTCGCCCGGACTTCTGCCCAAGGGGTCGTCAGCCTCAGCCAACATAGGTAGACGGATCACCTTCCACCGCGCACACTCGCTCTGTAGTAACCGCCCCACAAGGTCGTCTTCGTGGCGGCGGTTCGCTATAATAATCTGTGCAGCACCCGGCTTTAACCGTGGCCAGAAGTCGTTCCAATACCATAGCCACTGTTTTTCCCGTATCTGCTGAGAATCCGCGTCCTCTTGTGAACCGATATAGTCGTCGATAAATGCAAGATCTGCTCTATGTCCTGCAATTCCTGATCCAACTCCCGAACAGAAATACCTTCCGCCACGGGACGTTTCCCACTCGTCTGCCGCCTTGGAATCTTTGCACAGTTCATAGCGTAAGATGACAGAGTGAAGGTCGACCAGATTGCGGCACCTCCGGCCAAACGCAGCAGCCAACGTCGCCGCATACGAGCACGCAAGGATCGTCGCGGAGAGCCTCTGTGCGAGGAACCAAGGCGGGAACAGCACAGAGGTATAAGTCGACTTGGCGGAACCCGGCGGAACTAAGATCATAAGGCGGTCATACTCTCCCCTCGTCACCGCCTCCAGTTCAGTCAAGATATACCGATGGTGCAGCGCGGGCTCAAAGCCGTTAAGCTGAGACCACGACACCAAGCTCCGCCGTGCGTTACGACGTAGCTGTAGCCGTCTCGCTGCTTCCTGCGGCGATACCTTGTCTTGCGATTCGTTCAAGTTCTTCGTCTGACATCGTATCCAGGTTCTGGGAACGATGTTCAATAGGTTGGTTGGGCTTACCGTACAGCCGGTCTAGCAGCTTGTCCGCCGCCACGATCCGCTCGCTCGGCCTCGCTTCTGGATTGTCCCGCTCCACGATAAGCCGCTCTACCGAACGTAGCGCCTCATCACAGAGCAGTTGGCGGACCGCATCGCCACCGTTCTCATGGATAATCTCAAGCACCTGGGTCTGCGCCCACGGCTGACGTAAAACGTTCGATACTGTCACAGCGGTAATGCCTAACTGCTCCGCTATCTTGACGTTCGACAAGCCCTGTGCCTTCAAGAAGATAATGTTGCGGTGTGCAAACTTCTCGTGCTTCAGCGGATAGTAGGGGTCTTTGGCGTTGTGCAGCCTATGTGGATCGTTCCGACATTCCTCCGCCGTGTAAGACTCCGCCAACCCAGACATCTCATAAGGCGTCGGGCCATCGGAGCTGAACGCGCCAGGATAGCGGCGCGTGTCAATCTGGCTGACGTCGAGCGACAGTAGGTCGTCGAGCAGTCGGGCTTCTTGCTCTACGTCGAAAAGCGGCGATTCGCCGTTAGGCGGCCCCTCGTACTGCTGGAGTGGTTTGATTGAACTGTTCACGTCGAACGCGGATTGGCTTGAAGCTAAGTTGGCGGAGTGGGTTAAGCGGCTGCGCTAGTAACAGCTTTTGCACTCGCACGCTGTAGGCGGAACTCTTGGTTGGCGGAGCCGCTTCACTCATATCATGATAACCACTTGTCATCTAACTCTACCCAAATATAGCATGGCGCGAAGCGCCAAGCAAGCTATGAGATAAGTGATTTCACCTATTAGGTAAAGCCTACGCGCAGCGTTAGGTCCTATAATAGGACCAGACTTGGGCGCAGCCCAAACCTGGGCGCAGCCCTGGGAGCTATCTCATGGTTTTTCCCGTACATGCGAGAATAAATTTGGGCACTCGATCAATAGCGAGGGGGGTAGTAGTGGGGGGTGGGGGTAGGTGCAAAGCCTCATCTCTGCATGAATGTCATGAACATCACCAGATAGACATCCATTACAAAAATAATTGAAAATATTTCTTGCATTGCTAGCGAACGGCCATTATGATGCCGCTAGATGTTGGCAATAAAGCTATCATCAAATAAAGAAAGATTATGAGAGAAATAAGACTAGATGCTGAAGGCTATCTATCCTTCTATGAGGATGGACGCGAAGTTGAAGGATTCGCTACAGCAGATCACGCCCCCAAATGGAGCGAGCGCGCCTTAATGAGCTACGGCGGGCTGATTCTGCAATGGCGCTCTGGAGAGATCACCCAAGAGCAGCTAGAAGCTGAGGTCGAAGAAATATGCTTAGGCTGAGCTGAGAGCAAGAGAGGCGGCACCGCCTCTCCTCTCTCCGCTCAAGCGGGGAAGAAAGAGAGATAAAATTATGGCAAAGATAAAACAAATAGATACAACATCCGCAGCAGTGAAGAAAGACTACCTTGAGCCCACGGCGGCAAAGCTCAGCAAAAGCTATCATGCAGGCGAGACGCTCAAGCTTGCGTTTATCCGCTTCGCCGCCGATGCGGCGAGCTTAACCGGAGCAGAGCGGGCAGAATTCATCAAGCTGCTCGACAGCACGCCGGGATGGTTCGGAAGCGGCAACAATAGCGCGTGCAGGCAGCATTTTGAAGAGCGAAAAGGAACGCTCGCAGAGATCGAGAAGAAATATGGCGAATTCTGACCTTGGCCAATGATAAAGCGAGGGGTGGTTGTTAACACCCCTTGCTTTCTGCTATCAAAGCGTATGAATATACTTAGAGCAAGAAACAGCAAAGGAATTCAGCTGATCGGCATAGGCGAGAATACCGCGGAATGCTGTAGCACAATCATGCAATCAGCAGTTCGATGCAACGCTGAACAATGCGAAGTAGAAGATCTGTTAAGGTGGATTACAGATTTACTTGTGTTTGAGCATCTTATTCCACACAAGCAATTCGATTCGTCTTCTGAATTCTGGCGAATTACAGCAAGATAGCCATGAGATATGAGCAGAATTCTCAAATATGAGCGTTGGTCGATTGTCGATTGTCGATTATAGGCCCCCCCATTTTCTATGAGATGAGAATCGTTGGTTGTGTGTCGAAGCTGGAGCTAGACCCCCGCCAAAAAAATTTAGTGCGTTAGAAAAAAAAAAAAAAAAAAATGTCATAATATCTATGCTTTTACCCCCGGTTATATATGTGGTCTTACATCCGACACCCGACGGAGCTGCGCTCATATCATGCTATCGCAAGCTGGCGATATGGGGGTGGCTGATCGACACTCGACAATCGACCAACAATCCCTATTAAGATGAGCGATTTGCTTAGGATTAGGCTTGCGCTTCGCGCAGCTAAAGGTCCGCCTTACCGCACTTCCCCACAAGCTGTTAGCGCCTTTCCACGTTCGCTATGTTTACTTCCACCACCATCGCTAAATCAGTGCTGTCCTATAATAGGACGGCACCGCTTTGGCGTATATCGCGCCAAGTAAACAAAACAAAAAACAACATGAACAAACAACAGAAAGCACAGATAGAAAAGCTAGTCAACCAGCTCGACCTAATCGCCGGAGACCTAGAAGCCCTACAATCCGACGCACAAGACAGCTTGGACAACACACCAGAACAGCTCCGCCCTAGTGAAGCGGAGGACCATCTGGAAAACATCGCGTCCGCCGTCAGCAACTTGCAATCAGCAGTGGACGACCTTAATAGCATTGGTTAAACCGCAAGCGCCTGCTAGCCACTCGTTGACCAGCAAGGCCAAACAAACACATGATCCTTAACATATACAAAATCGAACAATCCATCAACCGCGACTATGACGTTTACGACTCAGCGGTCGTGCTCGCCGCCACACCAGAAGACGCGCAAAAGATGTTGCCCAGCGAGCACACAAACATCCGCCTTGAGTGGGCTGAGCCAGAACACGTCAAAGTTACTCTACTAGGCGTAGCCCTCCGGGCCTACGACAAACCACAAGTCATCTGTGCATCTTACAACTTCGGATGAACCGCCTCGCTTGCGAGGATAGCAGTTCGCACTACGCAGGCAAAGGGAACGAGTAGGTTAGGATGTCAGACATCTTAATATAGCATCCACCTACCCAGCCTAGGTCGAAAAAACAATCTTCGACCTAGGCCAAACTTCCCCTTGCAATGCCGCCTCCTATGAGCTATGCTCCTGCCAGATTATGAGCCAATGCTCGATCAGACAACCGCTTTCTCCACCTTGCAATAGGCTAGTGCCTACAAGCTTGTCCTATATTAAGTGCAACCCGCACTATCCACTCGCAAGGCGGACCCACTTTCCCTCCCACGTTGACTATGCAGGAAACAAGGCTCTCACGAATGTCTTGGGCATCATGAGTCACCGCCGACCTAGCCATACAACTAGAAGAACGGCACCGACCAAAGGGTCTAGTCTAGCCCCTGTTGTCCTTGCTCGCACCAATGCCAGTAACAAAGCAAACTGCGGCCCTTGGCCACAGGTCAGCCTGGGAGGGTTTCACTCTACATGAACCCAACCGCCTCTCAACCCTTCCGCAGTCTCGACGATCTTGTGCGTCGGTTCCATCTCATCCTGCCCAAACCACGTGATGAGTGGCGCTTAGTCAAGGACCCACTCGTCGGGCAAGTCTCGGGACTGCCAGGGTTTAGGGGCACCACGCTCGCTACCAACGGTATCCTCGTGCTGCTCTGCGACGAAGTGGGCCACCTTCGTATAGGGCACCTACAATGGTTTGTCCCACAGCGCGGACAAGCCAGTCCAAAACTTTCTGATTTGTGGAACGGAGCCAGGGTTCCACGCCGACGTGGGGCTAAGCCTCAGTTGGTGAAAAGTCTGGCATTTTACTATAACCTATAAACCTATGAACGCAGAAGTTAACGTTCCCGAGTCTGAAGAAATAGAAAGACTCGTCAACGACAATCGTGGCAAGTTCACGCGAGAAGCCATACTCGCTAAAGAAACCAAGGGCACGTTCAAGTTCGACGAAGACGTGCAAAACGACATGTCGGTCTTCCGCTCGATCTACGTCGAGAAGTGGACCCAAATCCGCGGGCACAACCGCATCCGCGTAACCATCGAGGCAATATGAGCCGCTGTGAAGACTATCCCTGTTGCGGACACGGCACCGACCAGTGGGGAAACCCAGACTGCCCCGACAGCAAAGGTCGCTTCAAATGTGTCGAGTGCGGCAGGCCATTGCTCAAAACCGCCACCTCGTCCATCTGCGCGCGCTGTTTGCGCAAGATGCAACGTCGCTGCCACGACGACCCGTATGGCGATTTTGACATGTCGATGAACTAGTAACCTTTATGCCACTCCTAGACAGCCGGATAATGAGTCTCCCGAGGCCCACCTCGCATGTGACTCTCAAGATTACCTCGGACCGTGGAGTGGCTTCACTTTTATGACTAAAACAGGGAAAAAGCTGTATTACCATTTCACCAGCGACACTTTGCGCGACGGAAAGCCGCTCCCTAAGGTGGGTAAATGGATTCAAGTTAAGGGTGCCATTGTTCCCTGCAAGAACGGCCTGCATGCCTCTGAACATCCATTTGACGCTTTGCAGTATGCTCCAGCGTGCATGTTGCATTTGGTTGAGCTTGGGGGTGAGGTTGTGGAACACGGGACGCCGGTAGATAAAGTTGCTGCCAGGAAACGTAAGATCGTAGCCAGCATAGATACAACGGACCTGTGTCGCACGTTTGCACGACGATGCGCTTTGGACGTGCTGCATTTGTGGCCCACCGCACCGCAAATTGTGAAAGATTACCTGTCTACGGGAGATGAATCTCTCGGGGACGCTGCGTGGGACGCTGCGAGGGCCGTTGCGTGGGACGATGCGGGGGACGCTGCGGGGGCTGCGGGGGCTGCTGCGAGGGACGCTGCGTGGGCTGCTGCTAGGGGCACTGCGTGGTACGCTGTGAGGGCTGCTGCGGGGGACGCCGAGATGGACAAGTACCGCCAATGGTTCAAGGAAATGGTGGATCAAGCGTTTGAGAGCAAAGAACAGGGGACAAACAAACAAACCCCACTAAAATTGAATTTATGAAACGAATTTCCCCCGTGCCTGTGCTGGCCAAGCGAAAGCAACGCACTGATAAAGCGGAAATGCTGCAAGCGCAGTCGAGCACCAAAACCCGACCCAGACCCGGTATAGGGTGTGGCCTTATCGGGACGACTGCGGCGGGGGATTTAACTTTATGACTCCACACAAATGTCCAATCTGTGAAGGCCACGGAATTGTTCCTGGCGGTTTCTATTGCGTGACCGCCGGAGTTTTATCCTGGTCATCGGTAGTCGCCGCGGAGCGCTGCCGAACTTGTTATGGCGATGGCATTGTATGGTCTGAAGACTATACGGCCCCAACTAGCCAACGCACCGAAGCGTTCCTGCAAACGATGGGGAGGCGGAAAGGTGCTTGAATTTCGAGCAATACAAACCCTTTTGCGGCACCAGCCGCATCCGACGCCATAGCGGTATCTATGGCAACAGGTAACGCGACTCGACCTGCACAACTTGAGCCGCAAAAGTTAGTTCTAACTACAAAACAAAATGAAAGTACAAGAACAAAAGACCCTAGGTCTGGTTGCTCAGATCGAAGTGCCCTCGACGGTGGCAGAGTTTGACAAGCTAGCCAAACGAGAAGGCGCTTGCCTTGAGGAAGCGGTAAACAACATTATTTACCGCGGTGTTCTGGCCTCGCTCCGTGACGTGTTTCTACATGGTCAGGAGGCGGACAAGACCACCGGCACAGCAGAGTTCAAAGGCATTGAGCAAACGACCAAGGTCGCCCGGAAGACGAAGACCACCGGCCGCAAGGACAAAGACGGAGCAGACATTCTCACCTATGGTGAGACCGAAGCTGAATACTTCGATGCCGTCTGCGCCAAGCTGAACAAGAAACCGGCGGACTTCCAAGACTTGATGACAGCCGCGGCCAAGCTCGTCAAGTTCGACCCGTCAGAGCGGGAGAAAAAGCCAACCGGCCCCAAGAAGCTCGCAGAGAAGTACGCGAACACCGCCCGTGCGATCCTCAAGGGGAAGAACCTCAACCGCTTTGTCAAAGACGCCGCCGAAGCGTTGGGCAGGAAGTGGGTGGCAAGTGGCGACGAAGCCAAGGACGTCGAGTCCCTGGGTTGGGTCGTCAAAGAGTACAGCGCGTGGAGAGAAGCGCAGACTCTCGAATCGTTGGTCGGGTAAACCCTCGTCAAAGACCCAGAGTCGACCAGCGGCTCTGGGCCTTTGGCCCGTTCTGTCCTATAATCGGACCTAACTTTATGGCTATATCAATGGACCGAAGTGCGCGGTACGTAACCCAGGCGTCAGTCTGGGGCGTCTGTTTTCGTGGCCGCTTGACAGACCGAAAGATCAAAGCCTACCAGAAAGCGGGCTACTACGGCAGGGTGCTCCCACCTGCGTTGCGTCCAAAGCGGAAGCTCTCCGCCAAGACTGTCCTGCAAACCCTTTTAGGAGAGTACTCGTGACCACCTTTGGCTACGTGCTCTGCTTTATCCTAACCTTTTACTTTATCACCTGTATCGTATGGTTGAGCCTATTTCGTCGGGACTAACACTCCCATACCGCTTTCGTGAAGAAAGCTTCCGATACTACGAGGTTATAATTTTGGGAATCGTGAAAGCGTTTCCTAGTGTCACAGTCGTACTGGCCGGGGTCACTGGCCTCACCACAACCACCCTGTCCTGCCGCCTCCGCGACGCAATCGAGTCGCTGGGTCGTTACCGCTGGGCAACGAACATTGACATGGACCGCTTTGACGAGATCCGCCACCTGATCGTCGTGGGCGAGAGGGAAGACTGCGTAGTGGCTGGCTCTCGTGAGGCGGTGCGTGCTTGGCGCAAAGACCCTCCGATCATACAGAGCAACGAGCCGTTCAGCGTAACGCCATCCAACCGAAACGAAATCGGCTTGATTGCGCTCCTTGCACACAACAAAGTATTTAACCAACCTATCCGCCTTCGAGAAGTTGCCGACCCAGAGTCAATCGTAGGGTGGTTGTCTAACAGCTTCGACGTTCTCGTGACGGTCGACGGCCCCAACTCTCTAATCTTAATATGAGCGTCGGACAATTTAACATTCTCATCATCGTTCTAACCATCCTAGTCATCGCAATCTATCTGTTATACTATCACAAAGACTAATATGAAAACACACAAAACATCCATTCAACCAATCCTTGACGTCCTCGTAGAGTACTCTGCCTACAAAGGCTGTCGTGGCCACTGCGACAAGTACGGCGCACCGGAAGAGCCAGACGATCCGCCGTCGCTAGAGATCAACCATGTCTGGCTCGTCGCAGCAAGCAAAACCAACAAAGACATCGACATCGTCGACTTCCTAGACGACTCCGAGATCGAAGAGCTAACCGCTGACATCGAAGCCGAGTTGATGGAAGAACCGCCTGACTTCGATGACTCCCCTCCGCATCATGACTAAATTCGAGAACCCCTACTCGCATCTTTGCGACGTCGGGCCAAACAGACAAACACGCCGCGTCAACAGTGAAGTGCCCACTGAAGACTACCAGATGCTTCAACGCATCCGAACGGAACGTGGCACGATCCAAACGACCGTTAACATCCTCCTGAAGAAACTGTTCGATGAACTCAAGCGAAGACAAATCACAGACTACACCCGAGCCGACGACTTCGTCGACTTCGTCCTCAACTGCCACCTTGCCTACGGTCCTGGCGGAAGTGCCGCTATTCGGGCTGACGCCAAAACCGCGAGACAAGATGTCGGACGAGGAACTGCGCGAACGCATCCAACGCATTCAGCAGCTACGCGTGAGTCCGCAAACGTTCCGCGCGGCGGTCGAGGAGGACAAAGAGGAAAAGCAGACCAGCAAGTTGACGAATTTGATGAGTGACTACTTATGAGCAAAGCACACGTCGACTTGGCAGAATACGTCCCCGCTTTTCCCGTACCGACGCAAGCCATAAACGCGGGTATGCGACTACGCGACTTCTTCGCCTCAATGGCCTTACTGGGCCTAGTTGCAAACGGTAGAGCGTCAAGAAACCGTGTTGCCCAAGAATCCTACGCATACGCAGACGCCATGCTAGAGGCGAGAAAGGAACGCGTCGAACCATGATCGCTCATGTCAGCAACCTCATCCAACGAGCCGACAACGAACTCCGCATGGCACACTGGACTTTGGAAAAGCTCCAACGCGGCGAAGCGGTGCTAAAGCCCGAGATACACGAGGCTATGACGCACCTTCGCAACGCCAGTGCCGCCATGCAGAGTGTCGAAAATGCGTTCATTGGCATGAAACTAGAAACGAGGAGCAAGTGAGCTTCACTCAAACACTTGGTTGGTCCTTAGTCAACACCGGCTGCCGCTTGCTAGGAACCGGAGGTAAGTACCCTGTGCATAAAGCCATAGACCCAACTCACTTAGAGGTCTTGGCTGACCGGGACTTCCAAGCCTCCGTTAAGGAAGTAGCAGACTTAACCATCCTAGACACCGCTAGGCTTGCAAACTTATGGAGCCTAGTCCAACTGACCGACCCTAAAGGTTCCATCATCGAGGTCGGTTGCTACAAAGGCGGGTCCGCTTTGCACTTGTCGAACGCTTGCAAGACGCGCAAAATCATAGTCTGCGACACCTTCGCCGGACTCGAAAATGTCCGGTCAGATGTAGACTCTTTATTCAAACGTGGGATGTTTCACGATGCACGAGCCGCCGAGGTCGCGGCATTGTTTGAGGAGCGCAAGCGCGACTTTGTAGTCCTCATGGGAACCTTCCCTGGTTCGATGGGAGGCAACGCACTAGGTCCAATCTCGTTTGCACATGTTGATTGTGATGTTTACGCCTCCACGTTAGACTCACTAAATTACATCGCCAACTGGACGCTTGACCGCAGTTTGATTGTCGTAGACGACTACAAAAGAGAAGCGGTAGGTGTAAACAAAGCCGTCGACTCGTTTTTAGAGCTACATCTAGCTTGGCGAGCCTTTCCGCTGTTTCCAGGTCAGTGCTTACTAGTGTCACATTAAAATGAAAACCCTACTCTTAGCTTTACTGTTGCCCCTCTCACTACATGCAGATAGCGTCACCCTAGCGTGGGACCCAAGCCCCTCACCTGAAGCGGTGGGTTACAACATATACTACGGCCCGTCCAGCCGCACTTACACCAACCACGTCGATGCTGGCAACGCCACGACAGTCACCGTCTCAAACCTCCTCAACGGAGCCACCTACTTCTTTGCGGCCACCGCCTACGACTTAGCAGGTCTTGAAAGTGACTACTCGAACGAAGTTCAATGGACAATGTTAAGCAAACCAAGAAACCTGAAGATCAAACGATAAAATGACAAGACTATGAGTGAATTCATTGTTCGTATAATAGATAACCAAACCGAACGGATAGCCCAAGAGCACACTAACTGCACAAGGGAGTATGCTGAGTGGGTTCGTCAAAACACCGAAAAATATGATCAAACAAAGACAGTAAAAGTCTTCGAACTAGTCGAACAACCAAACCCCAGAAATGACAGACAAACAAAAGATTAAACAATAACAAAATGCAAAATCTCCCGCCCTTACCTTTGATAGATGGTTGTCTTTTCATAGACAACTCAATGCTCGAACTGCTCATCACGTGCCCACGTGCTCTGCAATACAACAAGCTGCACCAACGTATCGCTGCCGCCGACAAGCCAAGTCTCAGCTTCGGTTCCGCCATCCACAAAGCCTTGGAGTATCGGTATGCCGAATGCGTCGAAGCGGACCCTTACTGCGAGGAAGGGCAGATCCAGGTGCTCACGAAGTACTTTGAGTCTGCCCCCGCGCCAGTTGATGATTGGCGGAACCTTAACTGGGCGGTCGAACTCATCAAGAAGTACAACGAACGGTACCGCCTTGAGCCATTCAACGTGTTGAAAACGCCCGACGACCACCCGCTCGTAGAGCTGTCGTTCGCCATTGAACTTTACCAGCACGTGCCAGTCTACGATCCAGC